CAGGCTATCCAGCCAACTTTCTTTGATGGTATTCCTGTCTTTATGGCAAATGGATTAGCAGACAATAGAATGGTAGCTGCAGAGAAAAGCAATTTATTCTTTGCCACTGGTCTTTTATCAGATCATCAAGAGGTAAAAGTGATTGATACTTCTGATATTTTAGCAGATGACAATGTACGAGTAAGCATGCGTTTTACAGCAGGTGTACAGTACGGAATTGGATCTGATATTGTATTATATTCATAATAATCAGTAGATTTTAACTCTAAGGGTGGGTGAGCCTAGTGCCTGCCTACCCTTTTTTAATACTATAAAATATGGCATGTGATTTGACAAGAGGGCGTAAAGAGCCCTGTAAAGATGTAGTAGGAGGGTTAAAGAATGTATACTTTGTAGATTTTGGTGATCTAGGAACTGTTACAAAAACAGATGATGAGATTACAAATTTGACAGGAGACAGCTCTAATAACCTTACTGCATACAAATATGAATTAAAAGGAAACAGCAGCTTTGAGCAAGCTATTACCTCATCTAGAGAAAATGGCACTACTTTCTTTGAGCAGACGTTAAACCTTACACTAAAAAAACTAACCAAAGAGGATAACAAAGAGCTAAAGCTATTAGCGTATGGTAGACCTCATGTAGCTGTAGAAGATTACAATGGTAATGTTTTTATGATGGGCCTAGAGCATGGTGCTGAGGTTTCTGGTGGTACTATTGTAACTGGTGCTGCTATGGGTGATTTGTCAGGATATACTTTGACATTTAACGCCCAAGAGTTGAAACCTGCAAACTTTGTAGATTCACCAACTGCTTCTGACCCATACGCAGGTATGAGTTCTGCAACAGTAACAGTAACAGAAGGTACTAATTCTTAATTAGCACTTTAGACTTTGGAAGGGGTAGCAGAAATGTTACCCTTTTTTTATGCCTACTATTTAACAAAAAAAGAAAAGATTTATTGTATATATATGATTGTATTACAAAAGTCAGATAGTAATCAAACCTTTAGTTTTATACCACGTTCTTACACATCAGGAACTACATATACTATTGTAATTACAAACGAAGTAACGAATACAGAAACGTATAACAGTACAGCTACTTCTTTTACTTCTGTGGACTATTATTATCAACATACAGACGCTTTTATCCTTGTAGAGGACACTACCTATACATTAGAGATAAAAGATGGCTCTGACGTTGTATTTAAGGATAAGATATTTTGTACAAATCAAACTGTGAGTAGTTATTCAGTAAATAATGGCGGATATACTACCCGCAGTCAAGATAATGAATTTATAGTATTGTAATGGCACGAAATAATAACAGACCTAATAAAGGCGAAAATATTTACGTAGTAAGTCTATCTTCTTACAACAAACCTAAAGTAACAGAGGATAAAAAAAAGGAGTGGGTAGCGTACGGAGATGATAACAACTATTATCAATACCTTATAGACGTATATACAGAAAGCACAACAAATAATGCTATTATTAATGGTGTTAGTGGTATGATATACGGAAAAGGATTGGATGCGTTAGATAGTTCTACAAAGACTGATGAGTACGCTGCTTTACGTTCTATATTTCACAATGAATGTTTAAAGAAGGTAGCACTTGACTTAAAACTATTAGGTGAGGCATCTTTTCAAGTATTATACAAAGACAAAAAAGTAGTAAGAGCAGAACATTTCCCACGTCAAACATTACGTGCTGAAAAGTGCAATGAGAATGGAGAAATAGAAGCTTACTACTATCACCATAATTGGGGCGAAGCAAAGCCTTCTGATAAGCCTAAAAGAATCGCAGCATTTGGTTTTGGAAATGGAACAGAACCCGAAGTTAAGATAGTAAAGAAATACGTATCAGGGTACGACTATTACTGCCCTGTGGATTATGTCGGAGGTCTAGCCTACGGAGAGTTAGAGAGCGAGATAAGCGATTATCTAATTAACGATGTACAAAATGGTTTTAGTGGTACAAAAGTAGTCAACTTTAACAATGGAGTTCCTGATAGAGAAAAGCAGATGAGCATCAAAAATGATGTAATGCACAAACTAACAGGAGCAAGAGGCGAGAAAGTAATCATAGCTTTTAATAACAATGCTGAAAGCAAGACTACAATAGATGACATTCCATTAAATGATGCACCTGCACACTACGAGTATTTAGCAAACGAATGTGCAAGAAAGCTAATGGTAGCACATAGAATTACTTCTCCTTTACTTTTAGGTATTAGAGATGGTAATAATGGTTTAGGAAACAACGCTGACGAAATTAAGACTGCTTCTTTGCTTTTCCAAAACGTAACTATTAGACCTTACCAAGACCTTATAATCGACTGTATTGACCAAATACTTGCGGTTAATGGTATTAGTCTAAAACTTTATTTCAAGACGTTACAGCCTTTAGAATTTATCGAAACAGACAATGCGGTAACAGACGAAGCAAGAGAAGAAGAAACAGGTGTTAAGTTATCAAAGACATTTGATGATGATAAAATGTTTGAACTACTTGATGGGTTTGGTGAAGATGAAGATTTAGGTGAGTGGGAACTTGTAGATGAAAGACCTGTTGATTACGACCAAGAAGAGGCGTTAGATAAGATGATTGGTTTAGCGAGTACAGGAACTGCAAGACCAAATGCAGGAAGTAAACAAGATGGAGAGGCTGACGGACTTAAATTCAAGGTAAGATACCAATACGCACCATTACAGACACAAGCCAACAGCAGAGAGTTCTGTAAGAAGATGGTAAACGCTAAAAAGATATACCGCAAAGAGGATATAATGCAGATGAGCCAAAGAGCAGTTAATGCAGGATGGGGATTGAACGGAGCAGATACTTACGATATATGGCTATATAAAGGCGGAGGTGCTTGCCATCATTTTTGGATGCGTAAAACCTATATGGCAAAGGGCGTAAAACCTGATGCAACTAACCCGAATGCAGAAGTATCTGTAAACAAGGCAAGAAAAGAAGGATTTAAACCTGAAGTCAATGATAAGCGTGTAGCACAAAGACCAAAGGATATGCCTAATCAAGGATTTGTAAATAAATAAGAAATGGCAGAAGCACTACTAATAACAAGAAAGGATGTAGTAAAGTTTACTGCAATGAATGGCAACGTAGATACAGACAACTTTATACAGTTTGTGAAGATTGCCCAAGACAAGCATATAGAGAACTACATAGGTACGGACTTACTAGAGGTAATACAAACCAAAATAACAGGAAGTACATTAACAGGAGATTATTTAAACCTAGTGCAAGATTGGATTAAGCCTTGTTTGATACATTGGGCGATGGTGGAGTACTTGCCTTTTGCAGCTTATACGATAGCGAACAAAGGAGTATTTAAGCACAGTAGTGAAAATGCAGAGAACGCTTCTAAAGAAGAGGTAGATTTCTTGATGGAAAAAGAAAGAGATACAGCACAATACTACACCAACAGATTAATAGAGCATTTGAGTTTTAATAATTCAAAATACCCTGAATACAATTCAAATAACAATGAGGATGTGCATCCTGACAAAAATGCAAACTTCGAGGGGTGGGTACTATAAAAAAGAAATATAAACCAAAACAGAGTAACGTAGTAAAACTACAAAACTTTCTAGCAAAATATGGCAAAGCAAATAGTCAATATAGGTACAGTAGCAAATGATGGTACAGGAGACCCGTTAAGAGATGCGTTTGATAAGATTAACGACAACTTTACAGAATTATACCAAGCATTAGGAGATGATAGCGATTTAGGTTTTAGTTTAGATTCAGATGGTAATATTGATATTACTAACGACTTAAATGTTTCTGGTAATTTAACGGTAAGTGGTACAACTACTACAATATCCTCACAAACTGTAACATTTGAGGATAATATCTTATTACTTAATAAAGCGGATGATGACGATACTGCTTATAATACAGTTAGCGCAGGGATTGAGATTGAGGAAACAGGAGTAACTAACCCTTCTTTTATACATACTTTTTCTGATAGCTTATGGACTTTATCTGATGCTTTTAGAGTAGATGGAGGTATTAGAATAGGCACAGATACAGCGATACAAAACGCTGACATTACTATTCACAAGGCAACTGATGCAAATATATATGCTGCTACATCAGCTACTAGCGAATCAGCTATATTAAATCTAGCACATACTCACGCTGGTGGGAATTCTCTTATATTAAGAAGCTACGGAAGCGGAGAAACTGCCACTTCTATGGGATTAAGTGTTGCAAAAGCAAATTATATTGTTAGCAACAGTAATACCGACTTAATGGTTATTGGTACTACAGGGGCAAAGCCTTTAGTCTTGGGTACTAATGATGTAGAAAGAATTAGAATTGATTCAAGTGGTCGAGTGGGAATAGGCACGACTTCGCCTTCAGTTAATCTTGATATTGAAGATACACAAAACGTAATTATTGATTTAAACACAACTACCGCAGATGCAAATACA